AACGGATCGGCAGAGGGACTCTCAAAAGATGCGGAAAAAAGTGTTCAGGCTATCAATAAAATCATTGATGCTCTGCAGGCTCAGATTGATACTTTTGGTCTGACTAATGAAGAAATGGCGATCTATCAGTTGCATTTACAGGGCGCGAGTATTGATGAGCTGTCGCTGGCTGCATCATTAGTGCGCCGTATTAAGGCGATGGACGATGCAAAAAAAGCTCAGGAAGAAGGGCAGAAAGTTTTTGAGGAAACCCGCTACGAACACGAAAAACTCGAGGCTGAAATTGAGCGTTTAAATGAATTGTTACACAAGGGCGCGATCGATTGGGATACCTACAACAGAGCCATTGCTTTAGTAGAAACATCTCTTGATGAATTGGCTGGGAGTGATGTTTGGGATGAGCTTACCGACAGCGTTGAGGGATGGGGCAGAGAGACTGCAGCGGCTCTGGCTGACATGACGCAAACCGGTGATGATTTGTGGCGTGAGCTGGCTAATTCAATTATCAATCAGATTTTAAGAATTCTTTATTACCAAGCCTTGATTCAGCCTTTGCTTGCTTCCTTTGGTTTTACTGGTACCGGTGGTACCGGGGGTGGTGGTATCGGGGGTGGTGTATCGGGGCCGGTTGGCATTGCCCATAGCGGCGGCATAGCTGGTCAAAGCGGTGTCACCAGGACAATGCCTTTAAGTGTTTTTTCTAATGCGCCGAGATTTCACAACGGACGGATCCCCGGCCTGAGATCGAATGAGATTCCGACTATTTTAGAAGATGATGAGGAAGTGTTGACCAGTAATAATCCCCGGCATATTAATAATTTAGGCAAAGGCTCTGAGCAGAATGTGAAAATAGAAGTGACGAACAAGGGCGGCGGAAAACAGGCTGCTGATGTCAGTGTTGATCGCCAGGGTCGTGATCTGGTGGTGGGTGTTATTTTGGATGATGTTGAGTCGGGTGGTCCTATCTCCAGAAGTTATCAGAAAACTTTTAAACTGAATAGGACGGGCGGCTGATGCCATTTCCAGCATTTAAAGCGTTAGATTTTGATAGCCTGGTTGATCAGGCTGAGTCTGCTGTTTTGCGTACTGAAATGGAATCAGGTCACGCTAAGCAAGCTCAAAAATATACGCAAGCCGTTTTCACCCGGTCCTTATCTTATGTCTTTACCTCGGCTCAATACGCCGCTTTTAAAACCTGGTGGAATGATGATATTGGTTTGGGTTCTGGCTGGTTCGACTGGGATGATCCGCTTGATGGTGCAACTAAAACCGTGATGATGAAAAATGGTGTGTTTGCTGCAGTGCCGATTGATTTAGGTGCCGGATCTGAGCCTGACTGGCAGATTAGTTTTCAGCTGGATATCAGGGGTATTTAATGGCTCGAGATTATTCAAAAAAAAGAAAGCTTGAGGTTAACCGAACAGGTAGCAAAGATTATCCGGTTATCTTGTTAGAAATTACTCATGCTAATCTCGCTACGCCTATTCGTGTTGTTAAAGATAATGTGAACCTGGTTAGCAATGGCGAAACTTTCATTGCAATGGGTTTTGATATTCGACTGCCAACTGATCCGCAAGGCGGCTTACCTCGCGCCTCTTTAAGCATTGATAATATCGGTCGTGAGTTGATGACCTGGCTTGAAGCTTCAAACGGTGGACAGGGTGCCAATTGTCGCATTATGGAAGTGCTGCGATCTGATCCGGATCTGATCGAATGGGAGGCTACTTTAATGCTGAGCGGAATCGAGGCAACGCCGTTAACGGTAACCGGTCAGCTCAGCTATGACGATATTTTAAACAGACCAGGCGTTTTAAAGCAGCATACGCCTGAGAATACGCCGGGGATATTTTGATGCACTGGGCTGAGTCTTATGTGGGGCTTCCATATGCTGAGGCTGATTGCGCTGCACTGGTGGCAAAGGTTCAGCGAGAGGTTTTTAAAAATGTTGTGGCGATACCCCATGAGCGAGCCAGCACGGTGCACGGCTTGAGCGATCAGATCATTAAACAGCAGCCTGATGTCGCGGTGTTGATTGATAAACCTTTTGAAGGCTGCGCGGTGTTAATGAAAGGCCGGGGCCGGCTGAATCATATCGGTGTTTATGCTCGCATTAATAATATTGGTTATGTGTTGCATGCAATGCGCTCTGTTAAACAGGCGGTATTGCATAAGATTTCAGAATTACCGAATCAGGGATTTGAGCTTGAGGGTTTTTATCAATGGATTTAGTCGCTTCTCAGCCGGATCTCGTTTATCTCCCGCACCCTCTGAGCACTAAAGGGCGGCAACAATTTTCCGGCACGATTGCTAATGGTGAATCACTGAATGATTTTTTATGCCGTCAATCGGTGATCGATGTTGATGATGTTGTGGTGTTTGTTAATGGCGATTTAATTTATCGGGAAAAGTGGCCTGATTTTTTTCTTAAAGCCGATGACCTGGTTACTGTTCGCTCCCGACTGCAGGGTGATAATTTATCGAATGATCAGGCAAAAACCTTTAGAACTGTTCTTACGATTGCGATTTTAATCTATACGAATGGAATGGGCGCTGAGGGCGTTATATATTCAATTGCTGGTATTGCTGCTGTCAATGAGCTGATCCCTTTTCCTGAGCCTGATGATGAGGAACCTAGCCCGAACTATTCATTAAAAAACAGCAGCAACAGAGCGCGGCCTTATTCGCCTATGTTAATGACCTTTGGGGTGCACCGCGTTTACCCTGATTTAGGTGCATCAACTTATACCGAGTTTGGTGGTGATGATCAGTATTTAAATACAGTTTTACATTTTGGGATCGGTGACCTGGTGTTATCTGATTTTAAAATAGGCGATACGCCGCTGACTGATTTTGATGATTATGAAATTGAGGAGTCCGGGCCTGATGGTGCGCTGAGTTTATTTCCGGCAAATGTCGATTCGCAGGCCGGCGGCACTCTTGATACTGCAGCTGGCTGGATCACTCGCACCAGTTCACTAGATGCGACCGCGCTGGTGTTTGATTTGACTGCGTTTGTTTATAAATCTGATGACGGTCAGATTGTTGAGCATAGCGTTATTTATCAGATTGAATATCGAAAAGTCGGTGACGTGACCTGGTTGCCATTTGGTGAATCAGTCGATGGGAAATACACCATTTACGGATCTACTCGGGCGCCTATTCGAGTCTCGACACGACAGACAGTTGTCCAGGATCAATATGATGTCAGGGCAAAGCGTATCAGTGCTGATGAAACCGGTGCATCAAAAGTCAGCGATATAATCTGGACATTACTGAAAACTTTTCAGCCGGATACCGGTGATTATACAGGTCAAAAAAGAGTCGCTTTGCGGATCCGGGCGGGGGGGCAGTTTAACGGTCAGATCGATCGATTTAATGCGCTGGTTTCATCTAAAGTTTCTGTTTTTAATGATCCCGTCTGGAATACAGAAGTCAGCTCAAACCCTGCTTATCAGGTTTTAGCTTTGGCCCGAGGTTTAACGATTAATAGCAAGCTTGCAGCCGGCGCCGGTTTGGTTGATGCAAAAATTGATATTGAAAGTTTAAAGGCGTTTGGTGACTGGTGCGACACGAACAGCCTGGAAAGCAATATTGTTTTTGATCAGCCGATTAATTGCATGGAAATGTTGAACACGATTGCCCGATGCGGGCGAGGCTCTTTGACCTGGAGCAATGGCATACTCGGGGTGGTTTGGGATGCGCCTAGTTTGCCGATCACCGCTATTTTCGGGATGAGCAATATCCGCCGCAATACCTTTAAGGTCAATTACAACACCGGGCCGACGCCGGATAATGTGGTGGTTAAATTTACCAATCCTGACACCGGATACAAAGAGGATCAGGTTAAGGTTGCTGTCGGTACCGGTAGCGGTGACGGTCGTGAGCTGGTGGCTCGTTTGAAAGGCTGCACCTCAAAAGACCAGGCCGGTCGTGAGGCAAATTTGCTGGCGGCTTCTTTGCAGTATCGCCGCCGTCAGATTGTTTTTGAGACGGATATGGAGGGGGCCGTTGTTCAGCGTGGTGATGTTGTTCAGGTCGCTCATGACCTGACTGTTTGGGATAGTTCCGGGCGTTTGGTTAGCGGGTCCAGCATTGATTTTTCACTGGATAGAGCGGTTGAGTTTTTGTCTGGCTATCAGCATTACATCGGGATTCGTTACCCTAACGGGGATTATGATATTTATGATGTGGCGGCTCAGCTGGGTTTTCAAAAAGACATTACTCTGATCAAGCCGATACTTAAAAATAAATGGTCTGCTTTATTAGCGGTGACGGCTGGTGATGAAATTGAGCCGGTTGTTTTTAATGGCTTGTATTTTACCGCACAAAATACCGGGACCACGGCGGCAACTGAGCCGACCTGGCCGCTCACCTTAGGCTCATCCGTTGTCGATGGTGATGTGACCTGGTTAGCCAGTGGCGAGGCCAGAGAATATGCGCCGGATGACGATACTGATTCTGATGGTCCTGTTGATTATGTCTGGTTTTTTGGGGTGTCTGCGTCTCCTGGTAAACGTGCCAAGGTGGTTGATGTGGCTCCTGTTGGTGCGCACACCTTAAAGCTGACATTGACCGATGACGAAACGATTTATTATGCCGCTGAATTTAATGGCTATGAGCACACGGTTGTCAA